AGATTAAAGTCTTTTGACGCTGCTTCATATTATAAAGATTGGGACATAGGGGAGGTGTAAAATGGACTTAAAAGTATTGGCTTTAGGACTTTTTGTTGGTTCCGGGATTCTTTGGGTAATGTTGAGATACTTGGCAAGATACAGTTATCCGATTGTTTTGCCAATTATATTAAAGGGTGCTGCATGGTTAGGACATGGAGCAAATTTTCTTATAAACATTGTTGAGAAAAAAGATAAAAAGTTAGGACAGATTTTTAGGAAACAAGCGATTGAGATTATCAAAAAAAGTTATCCTAAGATTATCGAACAGTTAGAGAACGACCCGGACTATGACCCGAACATTAAAATAAAATAGAACCTTGCTACGCCATTAGTTTTTGGCAAGAATAGACCGCTAAACATAACAGTTTACAAGGGTCTTAATTCTACCTAAAACTGTGGCGTAGTTTTTTATCGACGACAAAACTCCTTTCTTTTTCTCCAAAAATAACTTATGGAAAACCTACGATTACCCCTTGACAATTCATAGACTTCCTTAGTATACTTATATTAAGGAGGTGCAGAAATGAAATTGAAGAAAACTTTTGTTTGTAAAAGATGTGGTCATAAGTGGACACCTAGAATGAAGAACCCGATAACTTGCCCTAAGTGCAAATCTTATTATTGGAGGGGAAAATGAGAAAGTTTATTTGGAAGTTTTTCTGGAGAATTTGGTTGTTTAATTATGGTTGCGGTAAGGGTGTTCTTGTTGAAGATTTGATTGAGAAGGGTGGAATATTTACTTTAAGGGAGGGACTATAAATGTCAGTATTGTGTAAAGACTGCAAGTTTTGTTTAATCGACGAAAATAATCTTGTTACTTCAAGATGTTCAAAAGAGAAAAAGATTCATAACTTTGTTACAGGGGAAGAAGTCAATATTTACTGTAATGTAAAAAACCATAACGGAAAATGTAAAGATTTTGAGCCTACTGCTCCAGAGATTGAAGAAAAAGAAACAAATCTTGTTAAATGTCACATTTGTAAAGAACATTGTTACGAGGAACATTGCAAGCCAGCTAACTTGCCAGACGGTTCAAAAGGTTGGGTTTGTGAAAGATGTCAGGAAAGTGGAACATGAAGTCAACTATCTGGAGATATTTTTTTAAGATATGGGGGGCTGTTTATGGGAAAAAGTTAGTTGTTGAGTTAGTTGCTGGTGGTGGGTTGTATGACACGTTAAATTTTATAAAAGGGAGAAACAGAAATGACAAAAAGTAAGTTGAAAGCGATTAAGCCGGAGAAGAAGGAAAAGAGGTTAAAAATGTTTGTTTATGGTGTTTCTGGAATTGGTAAAACTACCGCAACGCTTCAATTTCCTAACGCCTACATTATTGATACAGAGAGAGGAACAGAACATTATGCTGAAATGATAAACAAATCAGGTTCAGTTGTTTTTTCTTCTGTTGATTATAACGAGGTTAAACAAGAGATTGAAACATTATTAGTTGAACAACATGATTATAAGACACTAATAATTGATCCTGTTACTTTGTTGTATCATTCAATCCAAGATTTATGGACAAAACGCTTTGAGGGAGAAGCCCGGCTGAAATCTAAAAATACAAATGCCGATATGCAGGATTTTGGCATGAGGTATTGGGGAAAGGTTAAGTCTGATTATAAGGCACTTCAACGTCTTATCTTAAAGCTAGATATGAACGTCATTATAACTGCTCACCAAAAAGATGTTTACGGTTCTGGTTTTTCTAAGGTAGGCGTTACTTTTGATAGCATGAAAGGCGACGACTATTTCTTTGACTATGTTTTCCGACTTGAAAAGAGAGGAAAGGAAAGAGTTGCAGTTACCGTTAAAGAAAGGTCGGAGATTGGTAAAAACAAATTCCCTACTGAATTTCCTTGGAGTTATAAAAACTTTCTCAAGTTTTATGGAGATATTATTGAGAAAAAATCTACTCCAACCAAAATGGCTTCTTTGGAACAGGTAGAAGAAATAACCAATTTAATTGGTGTAGTTAAAATATCAGAAGAAGAAATTTCTAAATGGTTTAGAAAAGCTGATATTGCTACTTGGCAGGAAATGACTTCTGACCAGATAGACAAATGTATTGATTATTGTCGAAAAATATTAGACACAATAAAAAACAAGGAGGTGAAATAATATGGTTGTAGAAGATTTCAGCGACGTTAAAGACGGAGATTTTGAATTGATTTCAGAAGGAAAATATCCTATCGTTATTGATAATTCAGTTATTGATGATTCTAAGTCTACTCCAGGGAATAAGACTTGGAAGCTAGAAATGACAATCAATGACGGTAAATTTAAGGGCAGAAAACTCTGGTTTTATATGGGAATGAGTAAAAAAGCTGCTCCGTTTCGTAAGGGAACTTTAACTGCTTTAGGAGTTGATGTTTCCGGTAAAGTTCATTTAGTAGATGATGTTATTGGTTGCATGGCTTTAGCAGAAGTAGTTCACGAAGAATACCAGGGAGAAGCTAGGGCAAAAGTCAAAAGGCTAAGGACACCATCAGAGAAGAAAGACAATCAGGGAAGCATGGGCGACGAATTAGAAACAGATTTACCGTTTTGATTAAAAGCTGGTGGGGTAGAATGACTTTCTATCCTGCCAGCAAATTAAGTAGAACCTAGATAATTAAATAATGGGTTGGCGAGTGGCGGAATAGGTAGACGCAACTATTGAAGATGGTTAAGTAGATTAAATCTACTGAAGGCGACTTGGTCGTAGCTAAAACCATCCTAGGAAAAGACGATAAGCAAAGGCAAGCGACCAGCGACATCGTTATGCAGGGTGCAAATCTCCTGCCTCGCCAGCCCTTATTAAAAGGAAATAATGCCTAAAAAAACTAAATACCATAAATACTCAGAATCATTTAAGGACACAATTTGTGCCGAGAAAGGTTGCAGAGAGAAGTCTATTCCTAACGCTATATTCTGTAAAAAGCATTACAAGATAAGAAAGAAAGAAAACGAAAGAAAGTTTGATTTAAGTAAAGTAGCACAAGGGAGGTATTTGAAATGAACAAGTTAGAAATTAGAACACCAATCTGGAAATATCCACGCAGCATAGGGATTGCAGCTTCAAAACTTACAGGACACCAGCTAGAGATTGAAATTAGTTATAAAGATAAAGAAGGCGTTAAGTTATACCCTGAGAGATATTATGTTGATTGTGAATCAGCTAGAAAATATCCCTCACAAATAGTTAAAGGAATTAAATTATACATTATTCCAATACATGAATTAGGGATAGTAGGAGTTGAATGTTCAGAAGTTGAACAACCTGTGAACATAGAAGAACCTAAAAGAAGCACTAAAGAATTTTTCAAGGCTCAGATGGCTGAATGTAAAGAAAAGATAAATGCTGGATTGGGAAAATAATGAAATACTTTTCAATGTTTAGTGGAATAGGGGGATTTGAAAAAGGTATTTCTCAGGCTACTGAGGATAAAGCAGAATGTATTGGCTTCTCGGAGATAGATAAATACGCCATCTCAATCTACGAAAAACACTTTGGAGGACACAAAAATTATGGAGACGCAAGAGAAATTGTTTCCGAAGGTCTGCCAGGATTCGACTTGCTCGTTGGAGGTTTCCCTTGCCAGTCTTTTTCCATTGCTGGTAAAAGGGGAGGATTTGAAGATACTAGAGGAACTCTGTTCTTTGAAATCGCTCGTATTATCAAAGCTAAAAGACCTAAACTATTGCTCTTGGAAAACGTCAAAGGACTTCTTTCACACGATTCAGGGCGAACCTTTGGAACTATCCTCGCAACCCTTTCTGAATTGGGGTATGTATGCGAATGGCAGGTTCTTAACAGCAAGGACTTTGGCGTTCCGCAAAACAGGGAAAGGGTATTTATTGTCGGACATCCTAGAGGAGAATGTAGACGAACGATATTTCCTATCAGAGAAGATGGTGAAAAGGTTAATGACTTATCGGGACAATACACAAACACCCTTACTGCAAGATACGAAAAATCAGAAGCAACAGGCTCGTATGTTGTTGAAGGTAAACAGTATGCACAAGAAATAATAGATTACTCATCATCTCAAAGAAAAAATCATGTAGAACATAGGATAAAAATT